GGGGCGACCCTGCAGGCCATCGCGGACACCCTGAAGCTGAAGTCCCGGCAGCATGTGCACAAGCTCATCAGCGATGCGTTGGACGACCTGGAGGCCACGGCTGCCCAGAGCGCTAAGCAACTGCGCCGGATGCAGGAGGAACGGCTGGACGCCATGCAACTGAAGCTCTGGCCGCAGCGCGGCAACCCCAGGGTGGCCGACACCCTGCTGCGGATCGAGCAGCGCCGGGCGGCCCTGCGGGGCCTGGACGCCCCCACCTTGGTGGCACCTACTATGCCGGATGGGAGCGCGATGCCTCCAGCCTTGGATCTGTCCAAACTCTCCACGGACCAACTGGAGACGCTGGAGGCCATCTATCAGACCTGTGCCATCGACCCCGCCACGGATGCCGAGCCCACGCCCCAGGCGTAACCCGTGAAGAACCTCCCGCCCCTGGCTGACATCAAACGGGAACTGGCCCGTAAGAAACTCATCCGCTTCATCATCGAGACCTTCCCCGGCTACAAGGCCGGGTGGTTCGCGCACGAGGTGGCGACGGCCCTGGACCAGTTCCTTGATGATGTTGAGGCCAGGAAGTCCCCCCGCCTGATCCTTGAGGCGCCGCCCCGCCATGGCAAGACCGAGATTGTGAGCCGACGGTTCCCAACCTACGCCCTGGGCAGGAACCCCGACCTGGCGATCCTCTCCACCAGCTACTCAGCCGACCTATCCAACCGCATCAACCGGGATGTCCAGCGCATCATGGATGACCCTGCTTACGGCTGGATCTTCCCCGAGACCCGCATCCCTGGGCTCAAGGCCGGGCGTGACGGCACACGGGTTCGGACCTCAGAGCTATTCGAGGTCCTGGACCACAAGGGCTCCTACCGTAGCGCGGGCGTGGGGGGTGGCATCACAGGCATGGGGGGCGACATCCTGGTGATTGACGACCCCATCAAAGATGCAGAGCAGGCGAACAGCAAGACCTATCGGGACAAGGTGTGGGAGTGGTATCAGTCCACCTTCTACACCCGCCGGGCGCCGGGAGCCGGGGTGCTGATCATCATGACCCGCTGGCATGAGGACGATCTTGTGGGGCGGCTGCTGAAGCAGATGAAGGACGGTGAGGGCGACACATGGACGGTCATCAACTTTCCGGCGGTGGCAGAGCAGGACGAGTTCAGCACCCTTGACGGGCGTCTCTTGAGGAAGGAGGGTGATCCCCTCCACCCAGAACGCTACTCCATTGAGGAACTAGACAAGATCAAGCGGGCCGTTGGTTCTCGCGTGTGGGCCAGCCTGTACCAGCAACGCCCGGCGGCGGCAGAGGGTGCCATCTTCAAGCGCGATTGGTGGCAGTGGCACCGTGTGACCACGGATGACCCTCGGCAACTGGTTAAGGATCTGGGCATCACGAATGTGGTCCAGTTCTGGGATACGGCCTTCAAGAAGGGCGACCAGGCGGATTACAGCGTGGGCGTCACCATGGGGACCGGCAAGAACCGGTACTTTGTCCTGGATGTCTGGAGGGCACAGGTAGAGTTCCCCGAGTTGAAGCGGGCGGTGCCTGCACAGACCGCCAAGTGGGCTCCGTCCGTGGTGTTGGTTGAGGACAAGGCCAGCGGCCAGAGCTTGATCCAGGAGTTGAAGCGGGAGACCCGCATCCCGGTGGTCGCCATCCAGGTGGACAATGACAAGGTGGCCCGCGCCAACGCCGTAACACCCGTCCTGGAGGCAGGGCTGGTCAGTCTGCCCGAGGGGGCTACCTGGGTCAGTGACTTCATGGATGAGCTTGCCACCTTCCCCAATGCGGCCCATGACGACCAGGTGGACGCCTTCGACGGCGCCTTGAGCTATCTGTCCTCCGGCGGGGGCGGCATGGGGTTCTTTGAATATCTCCGCCGGGAAGCTGAAGCGGCGAAAACTAAGTTAATAGCGAAAGCCGACACCGGCGGTTAAAATCCCCCCTGACAGGAGGCTGGCATGGCGACACCTGAAACCCCAGCTGGTGGAAAGGCAACGCCCTTTGAGCCTGGCTTGATCGAGCGAATCGCTGGCGCGGTCCGCTATACCATCACCGGCGAAACGCCTGCATGGTTCGGTCCCAACAACCCCCTGCCTGCGCAGGCTCCAGAGGAAGTGAAGGGCCGCCCCTTTGACTTCCCCATGGGCGTCAACCTTAACTACCGTCCCAAGAGCGAGGCCAGCGAGTCCGGTGTTGGGTTCGATGTCCTGCGGCGCATCGCTGACCCCGCGTCGGGCGGGCTGGACCTCATGCGTATCGCCATCGAAACCCGCAAGGATCAGATGGAGGCTCAGCGTTGGGTCGTCCGCCCGAAGAAACTGAATGACGAGGCGCCCGGACCCTCACAGGAACGGGCGAAGCTGGTGCAGACCGCGCTTCGCCGACCCGATCTGGTCCACACCTTCCGCCAGTGGCAGAGGCAACTGCTGGAGGATCTGCTGGTCATTGACGCCCCAACCATCTACCTGCGACCGATGGCCGAGGGCTTCAAGATCCCCGAGGTCATGGACGGCGCCACCATCAAGATCCTTGTGGACCAGAACGGGCGGCGTCCCCTCCCGCCCGAGCCAGCCTACCAGCAGATCATCAAGGGCCTCCCCGCCAACGACTACACCCTGGATGAGTTGATCTATGCCCCGCGCAACCTGCGGAGCCATCGGTTCTACGGCATGAGCCCGGTCGAGCAAGCGGTGAACGTCATCAACCTGGGGCTTAAGCGGCAGCTTCACCTGATCAGCTATTACACGGCTGGCAACATCCCTGAGCAGCTAGTGGGCGCCCCGGAAATCTGGAACCCCGACCAGATCAAGCAAGCGCAGGACTGGTTCGACACCATCCTGACGGGCAACCTTGAGGCCCGGCGCAAACTCATCGTGGTCCCAGGCGGCATGGACACGAAGCCCTTGAAGGACGCCCAACTGACTGACCCCCTGGACGAGTGGATGGCGCGGATCATCTGCTGGTGTTTCAGCATCAGTCCCTCCGCGCTGGTGAAGGATAACAACAGGGCCACGGCCCAGACTAACGCCGCCACGGCTCGGGCCGAGGGCCTGGAACCGCTGAAGGAGTGGTGGGCCGATGTGATGAACGAGGTCCTGGTCCGGTGCTGGGGCGCGGATGATCTGGAGTTCGCCTGGGCCGATGAGGAGATCACGGACCCCAAGGTGAAGGCCGAGGTCCACAAGGCATATGTGGACATGAAGGTGATTACCCCGGACGAAGTGCGCGAGGACCTGGGCAAGAAGCCCCTGACCCCCGAGCAGAAAGAGGAACTGAATCCCCCGCCCCCTCCAGGGGTGTTCGGCAGAGCAGGCGGGGATGAGTTGGGCGGTGAAGGCGATCCGACCGGGAAGCCGGGTGCAAAGCCGAAGCCTCCCCAGGGGGGGGACCGTGACTCGGCCTCCGGCCTCCCCCCTGTCTCTGAACCCAGTGCTGAGAAGGTCCAAAAAAAAAAGACCCTGGCTCCCCTGACCCGGAACCGTCCCATCGCCCGCCGGGTAGAGAAGCGCATCCAGGCGGCCGCCAAGCGATACTTGGCCGGTATCCGTGGCGCTGTGGTGGCTCACCTGCGGGCTGAAAAGGTCGCCAAGGCTGAGTTCACCCGTGAGGAGCTTGAGGCGATCTTGGCGGCGTTGCCAGCAGAGGACCGCGAGGCATTCCTGGACATGCTCAAGCAGGAGTTAGGTCGCATCGCCATGGACGGCGCCAGCGAGGCGCTGGACCAGATCTTTGAGTTCACGGGGACCATGAGCCAGGCGGCCCTAGACGAGATGCTCTCCCAGGCGAACTCGAAGGCCATCCCCTGGGCGGAGGAACACGCGGCCCGCCTGGTCACGGGCATAGACGAAACCACCCGCGAAGGGCTGAGAGACCTAGTAAGTCAGGCCATCTCTGGGGGGTGGAGCAACGATGAGCTGGCGGATGCCATCCAGGAGGCGACCACCTTCGGGGATGCCAGGTGCGAAATGATCGCCCGCACGGAAACCGCCGCCGCTGACATCCAGGGCAACCTCATGGGCTACCGTGAGTCCGGCGTGGTGGATTCAAAGCAATGGCTGGTGGCCCAGGATGAGGTATGTGAGGACTGTCAGGCCATGGACGGCATGGTCGTGGCCCTGGATTCAGAGTTCCCTGGAGGCGATCCGCCTCTTCACCCTAACTGCCGGTGCGATCTGCTTCCGGTTCTCTCGCAACCTAATGAGGAGGAATAACCCATGGCTGCGCCATCTGCTCTGACGATCTTCAACACTTTCAAGGCGAACCTCGGAAACGGGACAGTCGACCTGGACACCAACTCGTTCAAGGCTGCGCTGTTCACGAGCGCAGCCGCGCTTGCCGCTGGAACTGGCGAGGTGTTTGGTGACCTCACCAACGAAGTCGCCAATGGGAACGGCTACACTTCCGGTGGCTTCGCGCTCACATCCCCCACGTTTACTCAAACTGCGGGCACGGCGGCATTCAAGACGGGAAACAATCCTTCGTGGACCGGCTCCGGTGCTGGGTTCGCGGCCCGCTACTTGGTTCTCTACGCCTCGGGCACCCTCAACGGCAAAGTGAACCCGCTTGTTGGCTTCATGCTGCTGGACTCTGCTCCCGCCGATGTGTCTTTCGCAGCAGGCAACACGGTGACTGTCACGCAGAACGCCGCTGGCTGGTTCACGCTCACCTAGTAGGAGGCTCAAATGAATCCTGGCGACAGCGTTGCCGTCCTTCCACCCTTTGCGGACGCCTTCCCCGGCGTCCACACCGTGTCCTCTGTCGGAACCGCTGATGATGGGCAGACGGTGATCTATCTTGAGGGAATCGAGTCGGCCTTCGCACCGATGTACCTGGAGGCCGCGCCATGACCGATTTCGCTACCACTTCCGATACCGTCTCCGCCCTCGCCGCTGCTGGCAACTCCGGCGCGGGTGGTCGGTTCAACATCTACAAGACCAGCCTGACCGCCGTAGCCTCCAACTGGTATTCAGGGTGGCAGGAGGGCGGTGCGCCTGCGGCGGGTGCGACTCCCGGAGCGTGGGCGAACCCCACCTACGCAACGCTAGGGGCCTACAACCCGAACTACATCAACCCCGGAACGGCCACATGCCGCCTGCTGTGGGGCTCCATCGCCCAGGCCAACGCGGGTCAGGGCAAGTGGCTGATTGACCGCCTGGGACACATGGGCGGACTCAGTGGGACCGTGACCACAGCCCAGTCCACCGGCGCGGTGATGACCGCACCTGTCACCGATGGCCGGTGCGCATCGGACTACTCCGATGTGGAGCATTACCTGGAATGGTACTCCGCCACGGGCTCCACCGGCGTCACTGCCACCTGCGCCGTGACCTACAACGATGCGACCACTGGGTCCACGACCGTCACCGTTGCGGCCAACACGCCTGCCTACCGAATGCTCCCGATCCAGCCGCCCGCTGGCCTCGTGGGCAAGTGGATCAAGACCGTGGATTCCGTGACCCTCAGCGCCTCCACGGGCACCGCTGGCAACTTCGGCGTAACAGCGGTCAAGCGGCTGGCCCCATTCGCGAGCCTCATCGCTAACAGTTTCTACATCGCTGACTTCGCGGCACTCAGTATGCCCAAAGTCGGGGCCAACGCCTGCATCAATGCGATGTATTGGACTGTTACGACCAGCACCGGCATCACCCTCGGCTCCTTTGCCATCGGAGCTAAGTGATGCTCTGGACCACCCGCGCCACGACTCAGAACCTCCGGGACGAAGGTGTCCTGGGGTCCGTGGTTTGGTCGGAGTTTCGGGAGCAAGACACTGGAAGTGTCGTAACAACTACGACGGTCACTTGGACGCAGAGTGGGAGTTCGCAGAGCTGGAGAGGAATCGCTTCATCTTCAGATGGGACCAAACTAGCGGCGTGTGCGTATGGCAGCATCTGGACATCCACGGACTCTGGTGCCACTTGGACACAAAGAGCAAGCACTTCGGGCTTTAGTGGGATCGCCTCATCTTCTGATGGAACCAAACTAACCGCAGTAGTGGATGGCGGCAACATCTGGACCTCTGCGGATTCTGGTGCAAATTGGACCCAAAGAGCGAGTGCGATGAGCTTTATTAGTGTCGCCTCATCTTCGGATGGAACCAACCTAGTCGCAGGAACGGATGGCGGTTACATCTGGGCCTCTACGGACTCTGGTGCATCTTGGGGACAAAGAGCAAGTTCTCAGACCTGGACTGGCATCGCCTCATCTTCAGATGGGACCAAACTAGCGGCAGTAGCGGGTAGCGGCGGCTACATCTGGACCTCTACGGACTCTGGTGTAACTTGGACCCAAAGAGCGAGTCCGCAGTATTGGACTGGCATCGCCTCATCTTCAGATGGGACCAAACTAGCGGCAGTAGCGGGTAGCGGCGGCTACATCTGGACCTCTACGGACTCTGGTGTAACTTGGACCCAAAGAGCCAGTTCAAAGAACTGGAGTGGAGTCACCGCATCTTCGGATGGAACTAAACTAACCGCAGTAGCGAATGGCGGTTACATTTACACCTCTACGGACTCCGGCGCTACTTGGACGCAGAGTGGGAGTCCGCAGAACTGGAGAGGAATCGCTTCATCTTCAGACGGAACTAAACTAGCGGCGTGTGCGGATAGCAATTATATTTACACCGCTACACCGACGCAGAACATTGCCCTGAATTGCCCGGCTCCTGCGGCCATCACAAGCTCAAGCCCGTTGCCAGCACTGACGACGGGCGCCACTCTAAATTGTCCTACGCCAGTTGCAATTACTACAGCCACCAGTGCGCCTACTGCTCAACTCTCGCTGCAGTCTCCAGCGCCAGTTGCGATTGCCACGGCCACGAATGCACCTACTGTCCAACTCTCGCTACAGGCTACAGCGCCAGTTGCGATTGCCACGGCAGCGCCAGCGCCCACGGCTCAACTCTCGCTACAGGCACCAGACCCAGTTGCAATTACCACATTAAGCCCTTCGCCAGCACTGACGACGGGGATCACTCTCGATTGTCCTACGCCGACGAATATCGTCACAGCCGCAGCAGCGCCGGTGGTGGGGGTCAGTTTGGCCGTCCCGTCGGCCGCCATGACCCTTGCGGAACCCGCGCCTGCCTTGTCACAAGCCATCGTATTGCAGGTTCCGTCCGCTGCGGCGATGAGCACTTCGGGACCGGCGCCTTCTCTTTCCGCGAGCCTGCAAGCATCCGTCACTGCGGCGGCATTTGCCACGGCTGCGGTCGTCCTTATCTCGGTTTTGGGGATACCCGCATCTGCGCCGGTGAGCACCGGGGCACCTGCGCCTTCTTTGGGGATGGGCCTGGGCCTACCCTCACCCGCCGCGCTGACCCTTACGCCCGCAGCGCCAGCACTAGCCACGGCCCTAGCCCCGGCACCTGGGGCGATGGGATTCTCCGCGTCTGCGCCCACCCTGTCCGCCTCCTGCGCCACCGATCTACAGATTGAAGCACCGGCAAGCATCACCCTTGCAGGTCTAACGCCAACGATTGGAGTGGAGCAGGCCCTCCAGATACCGGCCCCGGCTGGTATTGCCCTGACAGGGCAAGCGCCTAGTCTAGTGCGCAACCTTGATGTCCCATCCGCAGCACTGGCAACATTCGCTACACCACCTTCCGCACAATTCGCCCTCCGCATTCCGTCCTCATCGTTGGCCTTCGCTGCATGGGGGCCTTCCTTGTCCATGGCGGGGCCATTGGAGGCGGGCTCGCGTTTCTATGTTGAGGTGCATGTTAGGGTTTGGACGGTGACGCTGGAGGCCCGGACCTACACCCTGGCGCCGGTGGCCATCGCCGCCGTTACCCCTGATGCCCGCACCTGGACCATCACCCTACCCGTCCGAATCTATGAGGTGAACGCATGAGCATCCCGAGCTTCAGCCCCAAGGACCCTGATGAGGTCATCATCCTCACGGTCAGATTCGACAACCTGCTGATGGACGGGGAGACCATCACGGGCACCCCGGTGTTCACCGCCGAGCGCCAGGACGGGACCACGGAGGACACCAGCGCCATGATCAGGGGGGCCGCCACCGTTCAGGGCGAATGGGCTATGCAGCAGGTCGCGGGCGGCACGAATGGCGCCACCTATCTCATACGAGCTAAGATCACAACCTCGGGCGGGCGGACCCTGGTGGGGGGTGGGCTACTACCCATCAAGCGGGGGGCGGCCTGATGGGGCTATTGAAAAAGAGCCTCTGGTGCTAGAATCCGTGGCGAAAAGGGGGGGCGATGCAGATTTGGGGCGACATCACCAAGGTCAGCGAGAACGAGGATGGCACCCTGACCGTTTCCGGCATCGCCTCCAGCGAGGCGGTGGACAGTGACGGTGAGGTCATTACCTCCGCCGCCATGAAGGACGCGATCCCCGACTACATGAAGTTCGGCGCCCTGCGGGAAATGCACCAGCCCATTGCCGCCGGAACCGCGATTGCTTGTGAGGTCCAGGAGGACGGCCGCACCTACCTGGAAGCCCTGGTTGTGGATGCCGAGTCCTGCCGCAAGGTGAAGACTGGCGTACTCAAGGGCTTCAGCATCGGTGGGAAGGTCACGAAGCGGAACGGCAAAAACAAGAAGGTCATCGAGGGCATCAAACTGGTGGAAATCTCCCTGGTGGACCGCCCCGCCAACCCGGAGGCCATCATCGGCCTCGTCAAGATGGAGGACACCGTGGATGAGAACACGATCACGTCCGGCCCCGAAACCCAGGCCACCGGCAATGCCCCGGCGGTGGACGTAGAGAAGGCGGAGCGCCTGGACATCGTCAAGGCATGGGCCGGTGAGGAAATCATGGATGCCGGTCAGGCTCTGGCCTGCCTGGACGCCCTGTTCTGGCTCTGGCAGAAGGAACTCTCCGATGGCGACGCGGCCCAGGCGGCGGATCTGGAGGTTGCCTGTGGGCGCCTCCGCGCCTTCATCGCGTCCGAGATCATGGAGGACAACTCGGACAACTCCCAGTACCAGGGCGATGCCGTGCTGGCGATGGGAGCAGATACTGGCGACCTGGAGAAGAAGGGCGCCAAGTATTCCCAGGAAACCAAGGCCGCCCTGAAGGCGGTTAAGGATGCCGTCGCCAACCTGGTCGAGTGCATGAAGCCCTTTGAGGACATGGAGGCCGGGGATGATGTTGAAGAGGGCGAGAAGGCTGAATCCGCCGATGCCATCCAGAAGGCCGCCGCCCTGGAGGACGAGCTGGTCAAGGCGCACCAGGAACGCGACGAGGCGATCAGCAAGGCCGTCACCCTGGAGCGAGAACTGACCGCCCTCAAGGGCCAGAAGCCCCTGAAGGTTGTCCCCGTAGAAAAGGGCAAGGAAGACCAGACCATCACGAAATCCGAAGGTTCCGGGGCCGAGCCCGTAACCTCTGATCCCCTGGCGGCCATGAAGAAGGTCCATGCGACCAGTGGCCGTCTCATTCTCACCACCCGCCTCGGCTAAGTCCGGGCAATCACAGGAGGGTTCCACTATGAACCTCAACGAGACCCTGGACGCCATGAAGACCGCCCAGGCCAACGGCACCACAGACGAAGCGCTGAGCAAGGCATACACGCAGAGCCTCGGTCTGGTCAACTACGACCTCCAGGCCCCCGCCCTGGCGCTCTACCCCTTCATGGCCGACATGACCATGCTGAGGAACGACATCCCCCGCGTGGGCGGGGGTGGTGACACGGCGACGCGCTGGAAGGCGATCACCGGCATCAACACCGGGAACACGCATCCCGGCGTGTCCGAGGGCAACCGTGGCGCGTCCATCGCCACCAGCGTCGCGTCCTACACCGCCGCCTATGTCGGGCTGGGCCTGGAGGATTACGTGACCTTCGAGGCCGACTATGCCTCGCAGGGTTTCGACGACGTGAAGGCGCGGGAGGCTCTCGGCCTCCTGCGGTCCCTCATGCTCCAGGAGGAGCCCATGTTGCTCGGCGGCAACGCCAGCATCGCCCTGGGCACCACCCCCACTCCCACCCTGTCCGCCGGTGGCTCCAATGCGACCCTGCCCGCCGCGACCTATTCCGTCATCTGCGTTGCTCTGACCCCGCAGGGGCTCAGCCGGTCCAGCCTCGCCAACGGCGTGGTCAAGCAGATCGCCAAGACCAACACGGACGGCTCCACCGATACCATCAACGGTGGTGCGGCTCAGAAGTCCGCCGCCGCCACCCAGGCCATCACGCTGGGACAGGTTCTCTACTGTTCCGTGACCCCGGTGGAAGGTGCGGTGGCCTACGCGTGGTTCATCGGTGCGAGCGGCTCTGAGCGGCTGGAGGCCATCACCAGCATCAACTCGCTGGCTGTCTCCGCGCCCCTCAACGGCACCCACCAGTTGGCCTCGGATCTGGCCTCCGCTGACTACTCCAGGGATGCCACCTACAACTTCGACGGCCTCCTGAGCTTCGCCAAGTCCGCGAACAATGCCCAGATCAAGACCCTGGCGACCGGAACCCCCGGCACCGGTACCACCCTGACCAGCGATGGCGCGGGCGGCATCCAGGAGCTGAACGACCTGCTCCAGAACATGTACGACAACCTCCGGTTCGGTCCCAGCGATCTCCTGGTGTCCAGCGCGGGTATCCGCCTGATCAACAAGCTCTGCATCTCCAACGGGGGCGCCCCGCTGTTCCGGTTCACTCTGGACGGCGCCGGTCAGACCGGCATCGCCGCTGGTGCCAGCGTGGGCTCCTACCTGAACCCGATCACCAACACCTTGATCCGGGTCCGCGTCCACCCCTTCATGCCCGCCGGGACCATCCTTGGCTACAGCAAACAGATCCCCTACCCCCTCAATGGCGTGGGCAATGTGTTCCAGGTCAAGACCCGCCGCGACTACTACCAGCTTGAGTGGCCGCTTCGGAGCCGCAAGTATGAGTACGGGGTCTATGTGGACGAAGTCCTCCAGCACTACTTCCCCGCTTCCCTGCTGAAGCTCACCAATGTGGCGGGCGCCTAACCAACCCCGTGCTTAACCCAGGGGCGGGTGGGCAACTGCCCGCCCCTACTTCTAGGAGCCATCAATGAGCGTCAAGTTGTTCCACCCGGACGCGACAGGCTGTTCCGTGGATGGCGTCAGTTACGAGAAGGGAGCCGATGGGGCCTTCGACGTGGAAGATGCCCACGCCGCCGCTCTGATGGACCACGGTTTCAGCACCACTCCGCCCGATGCCATGGAGTCGTCCGTCCGCAAGATCCGTCAGAAGAAGGCTGAGGAATAGGGGCCATGGCCGCCGGGGATCTGACCGCACAAGAGGCCGTCAAGCTCTACCTGGGCCTGACCAGCACCACCGATGACGCGCTCATCGCGTCCCTGGTGACCTCGGCCTCGGCCTGGGTCAAGTCCTACTTGAACCGCGACATCCTGGAGGACACCTATAGTGAGGTCCGGGATGGAACCGGCACATCGCGGCTGATGGTGGGCCAGTATCCCGTGACCGATGTCGTCTCCCTCACGGTGGATGGCATGACCGTGGATCTGACGACCATCGTCTATCGGGGTGCCATGCTCATCAGGACGGATGGTGCAACGTTCACCAGCGGCTACGGGAATGTGGCCGTGACATACAAGGCAGGCTACCCCGCGATCCCGGCGGACATCGCCCAGGCCGTCGTGAAGATGGCCGCCTGGGCCTACAAAGAGAAGGACCGGCTCGGGCATTCGAGCAAGACGGTCCAGGGTGAGGTCGTAGCCTTCCAGACTCAGGATCTCCCCAACGATGTGAAGACCCTGCTGAACAACTGGCGGAATGTGGTGCCGGTATGATCGAACTCACGGCTCAAATCCTTGGCGCGGAGGCTGTGGCGGCCCGGTTCCAATTTGCAGGCCCGCGTGTGAAGGACGCTACCCGTGACGCGGTGCGGAGCCTCGCTCGTGACCTGCTGACCAAGATCAAGTCGGAGAAGCTGACGGGGCAGGTGTTGAAGGCCCGCACGGGGCGTCTGCGCAGGTCCATCAACGAAAAGTTCGTTGAGGCCGGGGACCGCATGGAATCCCGCGTGGGGACAAATGTGGCCTACGGGCGCTTCTGGGAGCTTGGGTTCCATGGCACCCAACAGGTCAAGCAGTACATCCGCACGACCCGCATGGCGTTTGGGAAGCCGATCTTCCCCGTGCAGGCCGTGGTTCATGCCCACAGCCGGAACGTCAACCAAGCGCCCCGCCCTTTCCTGGTCCCGAGCCTAGAGGAAATGCGCGGTGAGATCCGCGCCCGCCTCATGCGAGCGATGAGGGTGGTGTGATATGGCCCTGAATCGGGAAGCCATCTACACGGCCCTGCTAGAGCGCCTGGAGGCCATCCAGGGCTTCGTCACGGTCAGCCGCAACTGGAAGGTATGGGACGATGTGCCCGCATCCAGCCAGCCAGCTCTTTTCCTCCCCCACGGTAACGAGGTGCCCGTCCAGCAGCGCGGTCTGCCCCCGGCATGGCGTCTCCAGCCGACCCTGTGGATCTATTGCCGCACGGACCAGGATGCCAGCGAGGCCCCCGGCACCCGCCTCGCAATGCTCATCCAGGGCGTAGAGGCGGCCCTGGAGCGCCAGCCGGATGAACAAGGCGGGTTCGCAAGCCCGGACACCTATGGCACCACCCTTGGCGGCCTTGTGAGCCATTGCTGGATCGGCGGACCAATCGTCACGGACGAAGGCATCCTCGGGGGGCAGGCCGTGGCGCAGATCCCCCTGGACATCCTTGCTACCTCATAGGAGCCGACATGGCTGATACCTCGAACCTCACCGAAACAACTGAAGCCAGCCCGACCGCCACGGACCTCGTGGTGGACCGCTGGTTCCTTGAGACATTCCACAACCACGGCCCCGCCCTTCCGGTGGAGCTCTTCAACCACTTCCGCGCCGCCACCGCCAGGCTCAAAGAGCGCCTGAACGCGGCCCTCACCACAAAGGAGGACTAAATGTCCCAGTACAATTTCGGCGTGGGCAAGCTGACGCTCATCACCCCCGCCACCCCCCCGCAGGCCATCGATGTCGGCGTCATCAAGGATGTGTCTCTGGACATCTCCTTCACCACCAAGGAACTGCGGGGCGCCTACCAGTTCCCCGTAGATGTGGCCCGAGCCGGTGGCAAGATCAGCGGCAAAGCGAAGTACGGCCAGATCAACAGCGGCATCGTGTCCGCCATCCTGAACACCACGAAGACTACCGGCACGAAGATCGGAGTCGCCGGTGAGACTGCCTCCATTCCCGCGTCTCCCTACCAGGTCACCGTGGCGAACAGCACGAACTGGCAGGATGACCTGGGCGTGTTCGACAACAGCACCGGCCTCTACATGACCCGCGTGGCCAGCGCCCCCACCACGGGCCAGTATTCCGTAGCCGCTGGCGTCTATACCTTCGCCGCTGCTGACACCGGGCACACCGTGGCCATCAGCTACAGCTACACCAGCGCCTCCACCGGACAGACGAACTCCCTTGTGAACGCCATGATGGGTTCCAGCACGGTCTACCAGGCTACCCTGTTCAATTCCTACCGGGGGAAGACCATCTGGCTGAAGCTCTACGCGATCACGATCCCCAAGCTGTCCTTCGCCTTCAAGAGTGAGGACTACACCGAACAGGATCTGGACTTCGAGTGCTTCGCCGACAGCAGCGGTAGGGTGATGGACTTCGACACCACCGAGTAACCCAACCCGGCCCCGCCCTTGCGCGGGGCCAACATGGAGGCCGAGACCATGGCTATTCACGAAGGGACGAAAGTCACGATGGGGGGGCGGGAGTTCGTCCTGCCCCCTCTCACGCTCAAGGCGTTGCGGCTCCTTGGGCCGAAGATCAAGGTTCTGGGGCAGATCAACGATGTCCCCACCGAGGAACAGGTGGATGCGATGGTGGAGGTAGTGCATGCCTCCATCGTCCGCAACTATCCCGACATGACGCCGGAAGACCTGGAGGAACTACTGGACCTCGGCAACCTCCCCACGGTATTCCAGGCCATCATGTCCGCCTCCGGCTTGAAGCAGGGGGTTCCGGGGGAAGCGGTGAGCGCTCCCAGGGAATAGCCGACCTGGACTGGGGTGCGCTCTACGGGTTGATAATCACGGCGACAGGCTGGACATGGGATACCGTGGACAGCCTGACGCTACCCCAGGCGGGCGAATTGACGGATTACTGGGCAGAGAGCCCGCCGGTTCACATCCTGGTCCGCGCCTTCATGGAATACGAGGGCAAGGGGCGCAAGAAGGAGCCGACGAGGCACGAGCCAGACGAATCTGAACTGCGGGCTCTAGTGGCGCAGTTCAACCGGTAGGGAGGCGGCAATGGCTGATGATGGACAGAGGATTGAGGTAGCCATTGCCGCCAACATTCGCGGTCTGATCGAGGGTCTGACGGGCGCCACGGATGCGGTGAAGAGCGCCACGGGGCAGATGTCCTCCCAACTCGAAGCCCTGGGGACGAAGATAGCCGGGGTGGGCAAGGCCATCGCCGCCTTTGGGGCCCTCATGGCTGGCGGCAAGATGTTCAAGGATGCCATTGAGCACACCATCGCCTGGAACATGGAGGTGGACAAGCTCTCGCGGACCTTGGGCATCATCCCGCAAGATGCCAGCGTCTTGAAGGTAGCGCTGCACGGCCTGGGCATCAGCACTGACACATACCTAACCGCCAACCGCATGATGATCCGTCAGATCAATGCGGGCGGACAAGGCTTCAAGGATCTGGGCATCAGCATCAAGGATGCCAACGGCAACCTGAGGCCATCAACGGAACTGATGACCGAGGCGGTGGAGAAGATCCGCGCATTGAAGTCCGGCACCGATCAGCAGGCCGCCGGGCTTGCCGTCTTCGGGCGCGGGTGGGCGGAGGTTGCGGGCCTGTTGCGGCTCACCAAGGAACGCGCGGAGGAAGCGCGGAAGGAGGCGGAGGAACTCCATCTGGTGGTTGGACCGGAAGGAGTTGCCAAGACCCGTGAGTATCAGGAGGGCCTGTGGAAGCTGAACCTCATTGGGGAATCTCTCCAGATCCAGATCGGCTCTGCTCTCATGCCAGTCCTGAGGAAACTGGGGCAGTTCTTCGGGGACATCGGCCCGGGGCTTGCTATGGTGCTATCCGGCGCTCTGAAGATCCTTGTCACCAACTTCTACCTGCTGAAATTCGCCATTGAATCGGTGGTGGCATGGGTAGAGGACTTCTTCCTCAATGCCATCGAAGGGTTCAAGACGATTGCCTCCGTGATGGGGCAGCTCATCAAGGGCAACTTCTCCGGCGCCATTGCGGAAGCGAAGGCGGGCGGTAATCGGCTCGCCAACATCACTAAGGAATCCGTCCAGATCCAGAAGGATCTGTGGGCGGACCTGAAGAAGAACATAGCCGAGACGTGGAATCCTCCCGCCGCCAAGATGACGGGGCCGCAGGGGCCGGACGCCCGGTTCAACCCCGACAAGGGGGAGAAGGACAAGAAGGAATCCCGCGTTGGCGCATGGGAATTGGAACTCAAGGCCCAGGAGGAGGCCCTGGCCGCCATCGCCGCAAAGAATGGGCAGTTCTATGAGAAGGACCGGGCCGAGGAACTCCGTTTCTGGCAGGCCAAGCTGGCACTCACTGAGAAGGGGAGCCAAGAACAAGTGGCCATACAGAACAAGATCCTGGGCATCAAGACGGAGGGCTACAAGGCAGACCTGGATGAGAAGAAGGCCCAGCTTGAAAACGAGATTGCCGCCGAGCGCGTGAACCTCGGGCGGAAGCTCGAATTGACCAAGCAAGAGCTGGCGATGTATGCCGTAGGCTCCAAGGGCTATGAGGCCGCACGCCGGAAGGTAGTGCAGGTTGAGCGGGAAATCTCCCAGGAACTCAACGCCCTCATGAGGCAGAGGACCATGTTCCAGCACGACCTGGACCTGAAGACCATCGAAGGCGAGGAAGCCACGTTGGCTTTCCGCAAGGAGATGGGACAGGTCGCCCAGGATGAGGAATACGCCGCCGAGGTTGCCTTCGAGGATCGCAAACTGAAGATCAAGCAGGACGCCATTAATGCTGAACTTGCCCAAAACGATCTGACCAAGGAGAAAACCCAGGAGCTTCTCAATCAGAAATACATGCTGGAGGTTGAGCATGACCAAAAATTGGCCGCTCTCCGTAATCAGATGGCGGAGAAGGAGCGGGCAAATATGCTTGCCTTCTTCGCCCCGCTTACCCAGGCATTCCAGGGCGCGATGGAGCAACTTCTTGCGGGCACCATCACCTGGGCCCAGGCGGTGAAGCAGATTTGGAAGGGGCTCGGCCAAGTCATTGATCAGATGATCGTGAAGATGGTGATGAGCTATGTGACCGGGAAACAGAAGGAGGTCATGGCCGAGCAATGGGCCACCATCCAGAAGGTCGCCATTCAGACATGGGGCGCGATCAAGTCCGTGGCGCTTGCCGTGTGGGCTGGCATCAAATGGGTCGCAGTTAAGGGCTATGAGGCGGCGGCTGGCGCTTACTCTGCCATCGCGTCCATTCCCTTTGTGGGGCCGTTCCTAGCGCCCGCTGTGGCCGCAGGCGTCCTTGCGGCGGTCCTCGGGATGGGCTCCAAGATTGCTTCGGCGGCTGGGGGCTGGGACCGTATCCCCTCGGATCAGATCGCGCAGTTGCACAAGAACGAAATGGTGCTCCCGGCGCATCTTGCGGAACGGATTCGCAACATGACGGGCGATGAAGAAGGCGGCAGGGATGAAAGGCGGAACGTCAGCATCACCATCCAGGCCATGGACGGGCAGGACGTTCACCGGGTTCTCACGAAGCATCAGGACAGCCTCTTCCGCATCTTCCGCGAAGGCGGCCGGAACGGGAGGCTCTGATGTCGAACCTCGTATTCCCTGACACCCTCATGGGCTTCGACATCAAAGTCACCCGCAAGGAGATCTTCAGCACAATCGTTCAGTCTGCCGCTAGCGGGAAGGAACTGCGGGCGGGGCTCTGGAGCACCCCGCGATACAAATACCAGCTCAAGTTGAACTTCGTCCGGCAGAGCGGGTTTTCGGCGAATACGCTGGTGGACGAGTTGAACACGCTGGTCACGTTCTTTGAGACACACAAGGGCAAGTGGGACTCCTTCCTCTACAACGATCCAGTGGATGGTGTCCAGCGGCGGGTCCGCTTCGACATGGACGAGCTGACCCTCGAACGCCTCGTTAACTTGGCGTGGTCAGGGGGTACCATTGACCTCATCAGCGTGAAGTGAACGATGCGCTACGCCTCCGGTCCTCTCATCACTTACCTGAACGCCAACACCGTAATCCAGGCGGCGTGGTGCTACACCATCACCCTCCAGAACGGCACAGTCTACCGCTGGACTGGATGCGACATGCCGCTCTCCTACGGCGGACACACCTTTACCAGCGCCTCGGACAATGGGTCAACCCAGCCCGGCATCGTTCGCGGGGCCATCCGACACGCCCGAGGGCTGGAGACGCAGACATTGGACCTGACGCTACTCAGCGGTCAGACGGTGACGATGGGCGGAGTGCCCCTGCCGCTCTTCGCTCACAACGGCGGATTCGACGGTGCCCGGGTGCTTCTGGAGTGGGTTCCTATGGGGCCTAGCGGGTGGGGGGACACCTCGCTCGGCTCCGTGGTGATCTTCGAGGGGGCCGTAGCCTCTGTGGACCCGGAGACGGTCCAGGTGGTGCTACACGTGAAGTCCGACCTGGAGCGCCTGGCCCAGCCATGGCCCCGTGTCGTCTTCCAGCCTGGCTGTGCAAATGCCTTCGGAGATGCTGGCTGCGGGGTAGCCCTTGGCCCGCTCACCGTCACCGCTACCGCCACGGGCACGCCGTCCACCACCAGCATCCCGTCGGCATTGGCTCAGCCCTCCGGCTATTTCGCCATGGGCACGCTCACCATGACCTCGGGGGCGGCATCAGGGGCACGCCGGACCGTCTCGGCATTCAACGGGGGGACGCTCACCCTTTCCACGCCCCTACCCATTGCTCCGTCCGCTGGGGACACCTTCGCCGTGACGCCTGGGTGTGACCGGAGCTTCGCCACATGCGGGACGAAGTGGGCCAACCAAAACCGCTACCGGGGATGTCCCTGGGTGCCCCCTCCCGAGACGACACGATGATCGCCGATGTGATGCTGACCGCCCATGCGCTCATCCAGGATCGCCCCCTGGATGAGCAGGCTCAGCGTCTAGCCGTGGTGCAGGAATCGCTGACATGGCTCGGCACACCCTACCACCACGCGGCCCGGATCAAGGGCGCTGGGGTAGATTGCGGCATGCTGCTAGCTGAGGTCTATGAACAGGCGGGCGTCATGCCCCGCGTGGTCCCCGATGAATACCCCCCCGACTGGCACATGCACCAGGACGGCGAACGGTATCTCGGCTTGGTGGCGGCCCATGCCCATCAGGTGGAGGTCGGGCTGCCGGGTGACATCGTGCTCTACCGCTTCGGCAAGTGCATCAGCCATGGCGCCATCGTGATCGCCTGGCCTCAGATCATCCATGCTTACATCCGGCTGGGCGTGGTGCTAGACGAGGGAGAGCGGAAC